AACAGCTGGCGCATTGCTTACGTCAAAATTCAAGAAATGAAATGGCCGGGATTCCCATTGCGCGATGGATCGCCCGAGCCACACCGTGCCCCTGACGCAAACCCTGTTTGAATCGACGCACCGGCTGCGCAATCTCTTTCGCCCGCTCACTGAATCGAAAGAGCATCAGCAGGCGCGCATGCGCGCGGGTGCCGCCCAGCAAGAACTTGCCGTAGCCAAACTCGCGACGGCCCGAACATCACCTATCCGCTCACACAGCCCCAGGATCGCCGCTACGGGCAGAACTACCCGTTTTGGGTATCAGAGCAACAGCTGGCGCATTGCTTACGTCAAAATTCAAGAAATGAAATGGCCGGGATTCCCATTGCGCGATGGATCGCCCGAGCCACACCGTGCCCCTGACGCAAACCCTGTTTGAATCGACGCACCGGCTGCGCAATCTCTTTCGCCCGCTCACTGAATCGAAAGAGCATCAGCAGGCGCGCATGCGCGCGGGTGCTGCCCAGCAAGAACTTGCCGTAGCCAAACTCAACGCCGAGGCGGCCAGCGCCCGCAAGCAAAAGACACTGTACGAATCCGCCGGCACGATGGATTTTTTCTTGTCGGCTTACGTGGACCTCCTCGACCGTTACCGCGACGGCCCGAACATCACCTATCCGCTCACACAGCCCCAGGATCGCCGCTACGGGCAGAACTACCCGTTTTGGGTATCAGAGCAACAGCTATCCCTCGTGCGTGCCCAGGCCCGGCTGATGACGGCGATGAACCCCTACGCGATTGGCTTGCTGACCGGGCTCGCGTCGTTTGTGATCGGCAGCGGGTTCACTTACCGGGCAATGCCGAAGAAAGGCAAAGAGAACGTCGGCGATGGCCTGCTCAGCGACGTGCAAGAGGCCATTGACGAGTTCGCGGAGCTGAACGACTGGGAGGAGCTTCAGCAGGAGTTGTTTTGGCGCACGCGAGAGGACGGGGAATACTTCCTGCGGTTCTTCGACCAGGTAGACGGCGGGATTCTCGTGCTTCGCGTGATCGAGCCGGAGCAAATCACGTTGCCCCCAGGGGGGCGGTTTGAGGAATACAGCTTCGGAATCAAGACAGATCCCGAAGATGTGATGACGCGCTACAAGTACTTTTCGCACTACAAATCCACCACGACCGCTAGCGGCGACGTGCGGCAGAACGGGTCAGCACTGCATAACGCGGGTGCTTCGGAGCTGGGGGAGGAGATTGACGCGGACTGCGTCCAGCATATGTACGTCAACACGAAGAAATCGATCAAGCGCGGGCTGACCGATTTCTCGTTCGGCGTGTTCGATTGCCTGCGCGCCGCTCAAAAGTTGGTCTTCAACTTTGGTGAGGGGGCCGCGATCCAAGCGAGCATTGCCCAGATTCGCCAGTGGGACAACGCCAGCGCATCGAGCGTCCAGCAAATGGCCGGCGCGAACACGACGTACAGCGTGGCCAATCCGATTACCGGGCAGGCGATCAACTACCAGCAGCTGGAGCCGGGCCAGATTCTCGACATTCCGCGGCAGTTGCAATACGTGCCCCCGCCGGCCTGGCAGGGCGGTGCCGCCGAATCGTTTATCTCGCTCTTGCATGCCGAGTTACGCGGGGCTGGTACCAGGTGGAATGCTCCCGAGTGGTTAGCCACGGCCAGCGGCGCCGACATGGCCGCGTATACGGCGAGTCTGACCGCCGAGTCACCGTTCGTTAAAACGGCCGCGCGATATCAGCGACTCTACGTGCGGGTGTTTCGTGACGTGGTCAAGCGGGCGGTGGCTACGGCGGCAATGAACGACCTGCTGCCCCAGGAAGCCGTCGACCTCGTGGACATTGAATGCACGCCGCCACGTATCGAAATGCGGGATTCCCTTGAGGAGGCTCAGGCCAACCAGATTCGTGTTGTCGGCGGCTGGAAGGCCCCGCAACAGGTGTGCGAGGAAGAGGGGCGGCAATGGGACGAAACAAAAGTACTGATCGAGGAATATCATGAGGACATGGGCACCGTGTTGCCGCAATTCGAGCTGCCCAAAGAGGACGGGCCGGATGCTGGAACGGGAGTCAAGAAAATACCCATGAAAGGAGGTGCCGATACAAACGGCGATACCTTTCGAGAATCGCTGACTGAAGACTTTGATCCAGCCAAGCATCCCCGCGGCCAGCCCGAAAACAAAGGCGTTACAAGGGGAGCGTGACGTATGCCTGACGATGTGCTGCAAGAATTGCGTGAAGAGTTTGAATCCGACCTGGACGCGTACATGAAGGAGTGGACTAAATCTCTCGCCGACAAAATTAGTGAGGGTGGCGCGGAAGGGGAAAGCGAATGAGCACGGACTATTGCATTCACGATTGGAGTTGCGAGCAAACCACTTTCGACAAGGATTGGGTGCGGTATGGCCTGTTTTCAGCGACCAATCCCAAGGGTGCCAAAATCATAGAGACCCGAAAGGTTTGCCGGCACTGCGGTGAACTAGGCGTCCCCGTTCCCAATCAGTCGATGCCAAATCCGTTCTGCCGTATTCAAGCCGTCGAGGAATAACGTGTGCCCCACCGCTTCGCACAATCCCGGCTGATCGCACACGTCGGCATCCGGCAAGTGGAAGTACACTTGCGCGCCGATGCAGTGGCGGCAGCGGTGGACAACGCAATAGCGAAGCTGTGGCGGGAGACCGTGCTTGCGGGCAACCCTCAGGCGTTTGCCGCTCTTGTCGGCCACGTCGCGAGCAAGATCGACTCCCAGCTTGAGCAAATCGCCACATGGGGTTACCGCACGGCGAAGCAAGCGAAAATGTCCGCGCTGCCCACGTCGTACCTGCGGTATGTCGCCATGATCCGGGCGCGAGCGTTCTTGCGCCGTGAGCGGGTCACCATCCACGAAGCAGCTGCCGACGATATCGACCAGGGCGGCGGGATTGAATTGCTACTAAAAGTGTTCGGGCTCGAAACAGGCAAGTCTGTTGAGCAGCAAAACGGCCACGACTTCATCCGCTCACTCTTACAACCCGTGGACCGCCTGGCACCGCTCCGTGAGCCGGCCCGCGCGGAACTATCCGACGAACAGCAGCGGGAGTTATTCGCCAAGCTGCTCTTTCGACCGCCAACGCAAGCCCGCGTAAACGCCATCGTTTACTCGAATCTCGATGGCGAAAACTGGTCAACGCGCTGGGCTCGCGTGTCCAAACTGGCGGCACCCGAACGGCTAGCCGATGTGGTGAGCGCTGGGTATGCCGCCGGAAAATCCCAGCGGCAGATCGCAAAAGACTTGGAGCCGATTGTGGACAACGTTCGGGTATCCGCCACACGCATAGCCCGCACCGAGGGGCTGCGCGTGGCCCACGCCACACAGATGATCACCGACCAACAGGTGAGCGAGCTGCGAGATGGTTACCAGATCCACGCAACGCTCGACCAGAATACGCGGGCGGCACACGCGGCCCGCAACGGATCAATCTGGTACGGGACGCCGAACGTGGACGCGGCCGGCGTGCCGTCGATGCCGTTGGCCGCTAGGCACACGCTGCACATGACGGCGGCGACGTTGCCAGACGAGCCCAATTGCTTACTTCCCGGAACTCGTGTCCAGGGCGAATTCGTTGCCGGATTCAAGGCGCAGTATTCGGGGAAGGTTATCGAGTTGCGCTGTGGGAGCGGCGCGACGGTTCGGGTTACTGCTAACCACCCAATAGCGACCTCGCAGGGATTTGTCCCGGCGTACAGCCTCACGGAAGGCCAGCAGGTTTTGAGCCACGTAGTCTGTGGCAATTTTCTTTCCGACAACGAACGCTATGGCCCATCCGTGATCGAGAATGTATTTCGTGCGATCAAACAATTTTCTTGGCCCGTTTCCCATACCCCAGCCCGAAACCATTTCTATGGCGATGGCCTCTTTATGAATGGCCAAGTCGAGATTGTAGTGGCCGACAGGCCATTGCCGTTCGACCTGGATTCCAAGGATGGAGAGGGCGTCCGCGACGATGAATTCAGAGGGGTAAGCGTGAACACATTTGAGATACCGGGTGCGGGCACGTGCACACTTAACCGCCTCAGAGTCCCTACCGCCGCGTCTGGCTCGCTGGGCAGCATCGGTTTGGGTTTTGCGAATGGAAGCGGAAGCTTGCGACCATTTTACAGTCTCGGCTTCGGACCGGCTGCGAAGTTTGACGCCAGCCGCTACGATCAGACGAGTGAGACCGCTTCTCCGACTTCCGCGAGTGACGCCCAATTCGTCGGCAAGCTTCTTGAGCGATTCTCCGGCAAGGTATCGCTTGATTACGTTGTCCAGGTTCGGTGCTTCGATTGGTCTGGGCATGTCTACGATCTCCAAGGCGTGGGCGGATGGATTGTAGCAAACAACATCGTCGTAAGCAACTGCCGCTGTGTGCTCGTCCCCGTGCTCAAGCCGGCCCACTCGATCCTTGCCGACCCCGCCAAAGTGCAAACACTCCGCAACGCGGCGGCGAAGACGATTCCGGACCCCGACGTTTACACGAGCTGGTTCGCGGCGGCCGACGAACGACGGCGCCGGCTAGCCGTGGGTGCGCGTCGTTATCAAGCGGTTGTCGATCGGGTGGGCGATAATCCCTCATGGTCGCATTTCGTCAACCCAGACACCGGCGAGTTAATGGGGCTCAAGGATTTGCGGAGCGAAAAGCCACTGGAGCGAGCCCGGCGGACGGCGGCCGTAGACCGGTTGATCGGTGATCGCCGCGAATTGCTCGCGCAGGTGCGGACGTTCGGTTTTGCCCTACCCCAACCCGTCTAATCCGTCACGCCGTCCACAATTCGCACTTTTGCCATAACTCCACGCAAATAATCGGCACCGGACCGCCCCTCACGTCTTGTAGCCGCTGGCTCGCGCGGCATTACTGAGAGTATGGCTACGGCCACTTCACCAAATCGGCACGCGCGACATGCAACCAAGGATGGCGTGGGGCGCCATGGACGGCGCCCGCTTAATCGTTCCCGCTTTCGCTATCGACTGCGCATGTGCGAATCGGTTCACGCTTCGCGCCCTCTCCGCGTGGACCGCGACAAAGGGATCATCTACGGCGTCAAGATTCTCGGCTTTGAAAGCCTAAACAATCGCCGCTATCTCCCCGAGGCGATGAACGAAGCGATCAGTCTTTACGAGGGAATCGCTGTCAACATCAACCACCCCGAGGTTGAGGGGCGGCTGCCCACGGCCCAGCGCTCGAGCTACGACCGGTTCGGCCGAATCGTCAATGTCAAGTTCCTGGACGGCGAAGGGCTGTTCGGCGACCTGGAATACCTGAAATCGCATCCGATGGCCGGCATGGTTACCGAGGCGGCCGAACGCATGCCCGACGCTTTTGGGCTGTCCCACAATGCCCAGGGCGAGGGCGACACGGACAACGCCGGCACGTTCGTTATCCACAAAATCACAGAGGTCCGCTCCGTGGACGTGGTTGCTGACGCGGCCACTAACCGGAGCCTATCCGAATCAAGGACGGTCATTATGGAAACTGCCGCGCTTACCAAGCAAGAGAAAATTGACCTCGTGAACGAGCTGACCGAGGCCAAGACCGTGACCGCAAAAGCCGGCAAAAAACTGCTGGCACTGTGCGAGGCGGAAAGCCAGTACCACGATCACATTTTCAACGCCATGAAGTCGCTGCATGAGGCGGGCATGGACGGCGACGAAACGGCCGCCGACAAGATGAAGGCCTTGTGCAAGTCGCTCACCGCGGACCACGTGAGCAACACGGGCGAATCGGACAATGATGACAAGGGCGACGAAGGCGGCGGCGGCAACGCCAAGCATAAAGTCGGCCTGGATGAGGACGAGGAAGACATCGACCGCGAGCGCGAGGACGACGACAAGTCGCGCACGAAGGGCGGCGACAAGGTCGAGAGCCGCAAGCGGCGATCACGCGATAACGAGATCAGCGAAATTCGCGGCGAGCTGCTAAGGCTCAAGCTCGAAAAGAAAGCGCGCGTCGCGTGCGAGGCCAAGGGCATTCCGGCAACCGAGGCCCTGATCGAATCGTTGACCGACCTGGGCAGCGAAGCGAAGATCAACCGGTATTTGACCCAGCTCGTGGAAATGGGTCTGGGCGGGAATGGCGGCCAGCAACGGCCCGGCGTTCGTCATGGCCTGGGGGGCTCGAAGCCGCGTAGCCGTTCGCAGGTTATGCCGGTCCCCGAAAGCCGCGGCGGGAACTACGGCGGCATGAATATCCCGACCGATCCCAGCAAGCCCGAGGAGCTGGCGAACTTTTTGTTGAACTGAGCGGGGCGGATTACACCGCAACGAATCACGATACTCCGGCGCGATGGATCGCGTGAGTTATAACCGTGAGTGCAAATTTCGGTGGTTTCCGTTTCCAGTACCCGCAAGGCACGCAGTTTGCGCGGTACTTGGCTCCGGCCAGCCTGCAGATCAGCCAAGGTGACCTGCTTTACTGGACAGGCTCCGTGGCCCAACCCCTGTCGGCCAAAGCGATCCTGGGCACCCAGGTACTCGACCAGGCAGCTATCGCCGCCGGCTTGTTTTTGGGCGCGTGCATGAGTGGTCGCATCGCCTCCCAAGCCGGCTCTGTCTGGCCGGCCGACTCCATCGACGTGGTTGCGGACACCCCCTATCTCGCCGACTGCGCAAGCGCCACGTTCGAAGAAGGCGACCTTGTGGGCGTTGTTCGCAACGTCGGCAACACGGCCTTGCAGGATCAAAACGTCGTGGGCGTAGTCAACCCCGCACTGGCCATCGGCCGCGTTATTCGTCGCGAGCCGGTTGCGGTAACGTCGGTTCTCATTCAGCTTTTTGGCAAAAACACCTGGCAGGGCGTGCCCAACAACCAGTCAATGTTCGCCCGCCAGGGCAACGGTGTAACGGCCCTGGCGGATTCCAACGGCGCTGTCGATCACACGATGGGGCCAATCCTGACAATGGTTCCCACGGCGGCCCGAAACCAGACACTGCCCGTGGAAGCGCAAAGCAAGGGACTGGGCTTCGAGTTCACGAACAACAGTGCGGGCGCGTTCGCCGTAACTTTCCAGAGCTCCGCCGCTGGCGCCATCAAGGGCAATGGCGTGGTGCCCCAAAACAAGACGGCCATCCTCTGGTGCGATGGCACCAACTGGACTGGCCTGGTCAGCGCGTAAGCGACGTACACAATCCTCCCGGTGATGGATCACCGCGGATGCAACGATGGCTGTGAATATCATGAAGGTCCGCGGGTTGTACGAGTCCTACCGCGGACAGCCCGGCGGGCGCGGCCGACTGGCGTTCCGCAACACGCTTCGGCAGCAGCTGGGCCTGTGCGATCAGAACGGCAACGACTACCGCAATCGCAACGGCGACCGGTGTGTCAAGAACGCTCAGCTCAAACCGGAAGATTTCTCGTTGCAGGAGCTGGCGGAAGCCGTGGTAGGGCCGGCATGGCGGGTGTTCTTCGATCCGACGAACGAGGGCAGCTTGCAGCAGCTCGCGAGCCATAACCGTCTCGTGGAATCGCAGTACGTCGGCGACAACCGGGCATTGCTCGAAGCCACGGGCGTGGGTGTCGATCCCGGGGCATTCCTGGATATCAACACGTTCACGGCGGTTGTCGGCGGCCTGGTCGAGGTCAAGATCCTCGAAAACTTCCAGAGCCCGAAATTCATAGCCGACGAACTCATGCCGGTTGAACAAACGAAACTCAACGGCCAAAAAATCATCAACGCGGCCCGGATCGGCGATAAGGCAATCCGTCGCCAACCTGGCGAACCGCACGCACGCGCCGTATTCGGTGAGCGTTTTGTGTCGACGCCGGCCACTCGAGAAAATGCGCTCGCCATCGACGTAACCAAAGAAGCCGTGTTCTACGACTTGACTGGCAACGTGCTCAACGTAGCCGGCGACGTGGGCGAGTGGTTGGGCTACCGCAAAGAACTGGACGTGATTGACGCCTTCATCGGCGTAACCAGCGGCTCCAGTGGCGTGTCTGCACTGAGCTACATGGGCACGGCCTACGGGATGTATTCGACCAGCCAAACAATCGGCAAGTCAACGATTATCAATCAACAGTCGAACGATCTGCTCGACTGGACGGCCATTGAATCGAGCTGGTTGCTTTCGCAGCGCATGACCGACCCGGAAACCGCCACCCGCATCGGCGTGATGTACGACACGATCCTAGTGAACCCGGCGAAGCTCAATACGGCGATCCTGATCCTGGGTGCCATCCGCACCGAGGTGCGCACGACCGGCGGCAACACGCAGGCCACGGCCCCGACATTGCAGATTCGCGACACGCCCAGCGCGCCGTACACGAACGCTTCAATCAAGGTGCTGAGTTCGCCGCTCGTGGAACAACGCTGCACGGATGCCAGCGGGCTCAATTTGAGCCAGGCAAACGCCAACAAATACTGGTGGCATTTCCAGAAGGGGCGGCCTTTCCGGTACATGCAGAATTGGCCACTAACTACATGGCAATTCTCCGGTAATCAATACGAGATGCTCGACAAGGGCATTGTAGCAACTTATGGGGCTAACGAACGCGGAATCGCGGCGAGTATTTCGCCGTGGCACGTGGTCGAGAACACGAACTAAGAGGCGCGGTGACGCGCGGGATGGAACCGGATGAGCAAGACAAAACAACTGGCGGCTGCGGACGCGGCAGCGGACGAACTGGAGTTGGTGACCTGGTATGTGCAAATGGGCTCGTGCCCGCGAACGATGATCGAATCGCTAACGCGGGACGGAGCGATTGCGGCGTACAAGGCTCGGTTCGGAATCAAGCGGACGGATTTGGAAGCCGTGGTAACGCGGCTGTGAGGCGGATGGACCCGCAAGCGTGAATCGTGGCCGCTCCGGTTTCGTCGCTGACCGCATTGCAGGCCGCTTACCAGAACGCCTGCAACCTTCTCCAGGAGATCACGCTAAAGCCCAAGCCGTCTTACAGCGTGGACGGCGAGTCGTGGAGCTGGAACGAGTACCAGAGCATGCTGACGCAGCAAATAAAGTCGCTCAAGCAGTTGATACAGGATGAGTCCGGTCCGTTCATTGTGAGCACGCGGGGGATTACTTGAAAATTGCGTCGGTCGCGATCAACACGAGTACGTCAGGCGACAACGTCATTGTGGCGGCCGTTCCGAAGAAAATCATTCGCGCCATTTTCTTCAGCCTGAATGCCGCCGCGGCCGTAAACGTGGGATGGCGCGATGGTGCTGCCGGCACCTTTATATCCGGGCCGACACCCATGTCCGGGAATAACAATTTCGTCGTTGACTGGGCGTTGCCGATGCCCACTGGTTACACGATTGGCCACTTTGAGACCACGGCGGGCAACGCGTTGGTGCTCAATCTGAGCGGTGCCGTCCTTGTGGGCGGCCACTTGATTTATGCACTAGCGGACACGTGAAATGCATCCGTCCCTCAAAACGCGGGTTGTCCACAAGCACGGAGCCGATGGCATCGGTTCGGGCCGGCTCAAGCTACGCCTGGAAAACGGGCAAGCAATCAGCATCGGCGACGACATCAAGGTTACGCTATCGCTCGACCTGGGCAAGGCTCACTTGATTATCGAGGCACCGCGAACCCTCCGCGTGTGCCGTCTGGGAGACGAAGAGAGCGACGAAAACATAGAGAACACTTCGGCCGATGGAGCGGCTTTGAAGGCGAGCTGAATCATGGCCGATATCGGTTTTTACCACCAGGTGCTTCCCACGGCGTTCGTCACGTCCACGAAAACGCTGGGGCAGATTCTGGCGGCTGGCAACCAACGCGTGATCGTGAACGAGTGGGACGTCAGTTTCAACGGCACGTCAAACACGGCCACGCCGATCGAGTGTGACGTAGTGCGGCAGACGAGCGCGGGCACATCGAGCGCGGGCACGCTCCGCAAGCGGTTCCCGGGCGATCCGGAAACGTTGCAGACGGCGTGCTTGATTACGTTTTCCGCCGAACCCACCGATGCCGGCGACGTGCCTTTGAGCGAACAGGTACACCCTCAGACCGGGTACACTTGGCAGGCGCCGTTTGGCGGCGAAGTGCGTGTCCAGGGCGGTGCCCGGCTGGGCATTCGCGTGGTGAGCCCCGGTGCGGCCGCGAGCGCATCCGTGCGGCTCGGTTGCGTGGAGTAAACGGAGCGGCGGCGAAAGAAGGGCCGCGGCGAACGAGACCTTTTTGATGGAGTTGTTCACGATGAGCGATGAACCGATTATCGGCGCCGCTACTCCGATGGGGCAAGCGGTCTCGCCCACGCCTCACGAACATCCGCCCAAAAAAATGCGGATGACGGTTGCCGCAATGGCATCCGCGTTCGGCGTGGACCTGGCAACCTTCCGCAAGATCGTGGGGGCATGCGCATTCGGCAAGACCTTGCACGATGCGTTTTGTGAACGTGTCAATCACACGGTGCTATTCGAGCGCAACTTGCACGACGATGAACCGCGGGAGCCGGATCGCAAAGCTGAAGACATGAAGAACCGGCTGATGGCAGCCGGCATTCCCGAAGACAAGATGGCCGAAATGTTGGCCGGGCTCACCAAGTAAGCCGGCCACACAAGCTGCGCTGCCTGGCGTTACGGAGGGGCCGGCTCACTTACCCCGGTTGAGCCGGTCCCGTTTTTGACCGCGAAGCGAAGGAGCGCTACCAGATGACCGCCGATCACGTCCACATCTTTGGCTTAACGCCGGCCGATCAAATTGTGCACGCTCTGAAGCGCCTCGATTCGCTCCTCAAGCCGCGTTACCCGGTTCTGCAATCCCTGCTCGTCTTCGTGAACTTTGGTTGGCTCTGGCGCTCGCGAATCGGCGACGAGAAACCCGCCAGCGATTCCGATTACGAGGGCGGCAAGAGCGGCTGCAATGTGCTTCTTCATGGGTCGATCCTCTTGGGTGATAAACAAGACGAACCCCATTATACACGAACAGCTGCGTGCCAGCTGCGCTAAAACGAAATGCCAACGACGCTATACCTACGGCGTGACGAATCTGCTCCAAGCGGGCTCACGCTGCCGAGCGGCTACCAGGGTGCGTGGGATTTTACTTATGCCCCCGATGCGGGGGCGGGGGCCAAGGCTCTCGATTCATCTCCCGGAGCAGCGCAGAGCGGGGCAATCCCGTCGTGGGGTTCCCAAGGGCTCACCACCAAAGGGTATGGTCACGCACAGTTTCTTTCTTCTCCACTGTCCGCCCAAACAATATCTGCCGGCAACTGGACGGTGGCTTTTGCTGCGCTGCTAAACAACGCGAACGCTTCGTTTACCTGGGCACCGTTCGTTGGCATTTACCTAATGAACGGTGCGACGGGTGCCGTTCGTTCGACTATTTTTGCGCTGGCACAGCTCACCGGATCGGCTGCCGGCCGATCCGGAACGGGCGAATTAACCGGCTATTCAACAACATGCTCCGGATCAAGCGTTGTCGCATCGTCCGGCGACTACATCGCTGTAGAAATCGGCATTTCAGTCCACAACGTTGGTGGTGCGTCCGTGCCAAACACGGAGGCGTTTTCAAGCGGCACGGTGGCGATCAGTTCGGACAACGTTGCCGCCTCAAATGCTCAGTCGTTCGTAACGGCTACTGGGGTGTTATCGTTTCTTGCACCTATTCCGATTGTGCAAACGACACAGCACCGCACAGCGGCGGGGCACAAACCGAAGATGCCGCCCATCGGCCGCAAGGTGCAGCCGGGGCAAGGCAAATTCGCTCGTATACCGAGAATCGGGCAAACGGCGAGCCCGGTTGCGCGGCGAGCCAAGCGGGTGGACCAGCCCCCCACGCCATTGATTCCGAAGCTCCACGGCAAGGCGAAATATCACCGGCCGATTAGTACGGGGCAGGTGGGCAATCCGATCATGCAACGGCACAAGCGGGTTGATCAGGCCCCGCGCCCGCCCGTGCGCCCGCAAAAAGTGAAGCGGACACCATCGTCGTTTCACACGGCCCAGGTTCTCACGATCACCATTGTGAAATCGCGTCGCGTGGTTAACGTTCGCAAAAACCCGCCGCCACGCCCCGCGAAAGTGCGGAAGACAAAAAAGGCAAGCACGCAAGCGGTTGTATTGCACGTGCGTGGCCGGCGTGCTCGTGGCGCGGCTAGGCGTTCTACAGGCGGGCAACTTTCGCGAGGGAATAGCACGCGCAGAGGACAGCAGCCACTTTTGCGCTCGGGCGTGCAGACACAGATTCAGCGGCGTCGAAAGGTCTTCCGGCCGACGCGGTATGCCAAGCCGCCCACCGGCGGGAAATCGAAGCACTGGATCGTCGCCAAGAATCCGGCGGCGGTTGCCGGTACTCGACGCGTAATCCCACGACAATTCCCCGCGCCGAAATTCGCGATAAGCAAGCGGCGGACGAACCGCCGACGCCCGATATGGACCGAATCGATTCACCGTCAGCGATCACGGGTTGCCCGCTTCATGCTGCACGTGGCTTTGCTCTCGCCAGCGCTGCTTACCCTGGCTCGCCCGCATAGGGTCAACCGCAACGTGCTCAAGGTGGTGGCCATCGCTACAGGCCGGCGGCGATTTGACCGGCAGCGCGTGCCGGCTTTCCGGCTGGCAAAACGTGTCACGCACGCCCGCTATTTCGTCGTGCCTCTGCTTGTGCCGGCAAAGCGTTCGCGCGTGCTCCAGGGTATACGCCACGGCTTGCCCCTTCCACGTGTGCGATTCCGCACACACCATCCGCACCGGCAATTTACCTACAAGGTGTCCGGCCGAAAGACCGTGCTCAATTTCGACCCGTTGCCGGCGCGGCCCAGTCAGACGAAACACCGGAAGTTGCCGAGCACGAATATGCCTTGGACCGTCAAACGGCGGACGACTGGCGAGCAACGGGTACGGCCGCCCGTGGTGCGTGGCCGGCACAAAGTGTTTCGCGTGCCCGGCTCCGGCAAAATGGCGATTCCGGTGGCGAAGCGGGCGAAGTTCATGGACGCGCCCCGCCCCAGCGTGCTCATGGTGAGGGGGAGGCACATTCGGCGATTCGTGCGATATGTCCCCGTTCTCGCCCCGTCTGGCGTGAGCGTGGCGGGACCGTACTACGTGGCGGCCGCGCAAATTTACTGTGCGGGCGCTGCTCAGGGCGACGTGACAACAGAGTGAGGGCCTAAATAGCCTAAATCGAATTTGAGCCATTAAAGCCTTTGTAAGGGTTCACGCAATGAAAACCGCGCGCGAAGTGGCAAACTCCAGTTTTTACCTAGAGAAGATCAAGGCCAATTGGCAGGTACGGAACACCCGCAAACTCGACGTGGGGCCAACGGCGACAACCCTAATCCAGGTGCGCGGCGGCCTGGCAGCCGAGATCAATCACTTTCACGTCGAGCTGTACGACGTGGAGAACGACACGCACTTCGTGGTGGCGCTCGTGCCCCAACGCCCCGTGTGGACGTTTCGTAAGCTGCCGGTAGATGGTGTGGTGAAAGTTCGCGCCTGCGAAGGTCTACGCGATATTGTGCCGCTCGGAGAAGCGGTGTTTATTGAACCATTCGTCCACAAGATCGAGCCCAACGACTGGTATCACTGGTTTGCGTGGGCGGGCCGACGCCTGGGCCACGAAATTGCGAGCACGCAAGCGCTCGGCATTGCGATTGTGGCAACCAAGCCGTGCAGGGCGATTTGCACGGTGAGCGGGAACTGAGGATCACGCTATGGGCACGGTGGCCTGTGGGTTGTGTGCGTGGCGCGGTGAGCACACGGCGGCGATTCAACAGCCGGCTGGCGGGTTGCCGAGGTGTCCGCGATGTGGGACGTGCGTGCATTGGGTGTCGCTTTTTGAAACGCTGTTGCTCTTGTTCATCGTGCTGGCGAGTGCGTTCGTGGTTCTGGCGACCTTGTATGCGTTTTTGGGGTAGACCGTGGACCGCGTTGAACCGCACCGAAACCCAGCTTTCGAGGTAAACGTACCGTGGCAACATCATGGCGTGAACCCGAGACCGTGGAACGAGCCTCCAGAAACGGGCCGGCTACGCCTGATGATCCGGTGGTACTTGCAGACTCGCGATCTCGTGACCGTAGACCAGGGCGGGCAAACGGTTCTCCAGGTGCAGACGGCCCGCGAGTGCGAGATAACGACCATCCGGGTAGAGTTTCCGGGCGCGCCCCTGGAGCTGAAAAGTAAGATCGGCGTAGGCGAACAGGTGGCGGCCGTGGGCTTGAGGCGAGTGCCGAAGTGCGGGCGGCATGGCCCATACGGCTATCAGGGAATCGGCGGGTACGTGATCGGGCAGCCGATCCTTTACGAACGGTTGGAGCCGCCCAATTACTGGTGGCACTGGTGCGGGAGAAACAAGGGGTTGTTGTTGTCGCCTGGATATGCCGTTGGAATTGTTGTGGCCACGAATATGCCGGCGGCGTGCAAGGTTTTCGTAGGGGGCGAGTGATATGCCGCTCGGAACACTCGGAGCCGTAACCGGCATTACGATCGCGCGCAGCGGGTGGACGCTCATGGCTCGCATTTATGGGGCCAACGGCCAGCTGCTCACCCAGGCGTCGTTAGCCTCGATCAACTGGAGCGCGTACGATCAAACGGCCGGCATACTACTCGCGACCGGTTTTTTCACGCCCGCGGCAGCGGTCTTTAACTCCCTCGTGCAAAATGATCCGCGATGGGTGAAAGATTCGCCAAGTAATCCCGTGCAGGACTGGCCCGGCGGCCCGTACGTGTCGGGGTACAACTTTCTGGGCGTCGTGCCGGCGATCACTTTCGCCACGCCCGGGCAGCTGCCCTACGATATCGACCCGTTGACGAATGCGATTAACTCACATGTCGTGCAGGTGGACGTGAAGTTCACGCCGGTGATCGGTGAACCGTTTCAGCAGCCCTATATTTCGACGCCGAACCCGGCGTTTTGCCCGTGACACTGTATGGGGGCCGTCGTGGAAGACAACGTGTTTACCGGTGACCCCGAGCGTGTTGCGGAATGGTCCGTGGTGTGTGGACGTGCTGGCTGCAAATGGCTGGGTAAGGTCCGGCAGCTGATAAGCAACCGGGCGTTTACGCGGGTAGGGTGCCCGCAATGCAAAAGTGAAATCCCGATGACGGCGGCCATAAGGGTGTGGGTCAAGGCGTGCCGGGAACCTGGGTAACCCGAAGGATCGGGGATTGACGCAATGGAATGCAGCTCGATCTATCGCAAGACTTTGACACGATCGACGATCTGGAGCCGATCCGCTACACGTCCGTGCGGCTCTCCGGATCGATGCAAGCGGCGCTACCACGCTGCAAGCGGCGTGCACTCACTCGCAAGGAACTGGCGGCCAGCGGCGGTGTCTACCAAGCCAATGACGTGGCGTTGCTCACGAGTTGGAGGCAGATACAGGGGCTTGCTTCGCAAGGGAGGGAACCGAAACCCGGGGACACCTGGCAATCGGGCGGCGACACGCCGGCAAGCGGTACGGGCGGGCCACCCGCCACCTACACCGTTCTGGAAGTTACCGGCGGCAAGCGTGACGGTTCCGGGCATTACCAGACGTGGCGACTTACTTCCCGCAACCTCGTGCTTGCGTTCGATCTCCAGGACACGATTGATATTCAGCTGCCCACCATCATTTACGACGCGGCGGGTACGGCAATCCGAACGTGGCCGGAGAATGGCGCGGGACAGACTATCTATCCGGGGCTGGCCGCCCGCGTGCAACTGATCTCGGACGACACGGTTGACGAGCGCGGCATCCGCGGTTTTGTCGGCAACTACGCGGTGATTGTGGCAACCCAGGTTCCCGCCGTGACGATGGAGGCCCGGATACGCTGGCCGGCGGTGAGCAAGACGCGGCCGGGCATCGACACGGTGCAGTATCTGGACATCAAGGGCGTGCACAACCCGAGTAGGATTGATGAATTGCCGGTTCTTGATGCGTTGCTACCGCCGTTATAAGGGGGATTGATTGTGACTTGCACGATGATTGACGAGTTCATTAGCAGATCCGCAGAGACTTGGTTGATTTCCGAAATGGTAGCAGCGGGAAACCATGTGTCCTACTGCGACAACTGCATGGAAAAATTCCGAGCGATTGCAACCGACCCCGAAGCTGTACGCGCATGATCGAGAGCAGCTTTACTTTTGACGACTCCGCCCGCGGCACCATCATGGCAACCGCGTGGGCTGGTCTCGTGCGCGCAACCATTTTCTTTCGCGACGGCTGCCGCGCAACGCTCAACGTGCCCAATCCCGGCGAAGCTAAGCCGTTGCCGTGGACGACAGGTAGCGGACGCTCGGCAACCAAGCGGGCGTACACCTCCCCCAGCAAGCCGGGGGAGCCGCCGCGTACCCGCACGGGCCACTTGGCAGGTTCCGTGGACATGGAGCTAGACGAGCAGGGCATGCGGAGCCGGGTGGGCATTCCTGAAAACGCCAAATATGGCTACTGGCTCGAAGTGGGTACGAAAGCAGTAACGATCACGGCGAAGGCGGGCAAAGCCTTGTTGTTTTATTCTCCCGTACTCGGGAAATGGATTTTCAGGAAGAGGATTCACCGCGGCCCCATGGCGCCGCGCCCGTGGATGAGCGCCACACTGACGAAGCTGTGGAGTGCGCTCGAGGTGCTGGTAACGGCAACGGATTGACGAAAGGATGGATGGCTAAACATGGCTCGCGACATCGTTCCCAAAACCTACGCCGGCAAGGGCTGCTTGGTGCGCCGGAAGCCCGGCGAAACGGTGAGGATCGGCGACGACATTTCCGTTACGATTGAGCCCGAGTCTTTCGGCCGCGATATCCTATTGCGGATCAAGGCGCCCGAGGCATTGCGGATCACGCGGCCGGAGCTGGATAGGTTACACGAACGGGCGGACGAGGTGGCGTAGCCGATGAAACCGCTATGGGTTTGTTACCCGGCCTACACTATCGAGGGCGTATGGTGGGTACAGGACCAAAACGACCGGAGCGGTAACCAGGTGTGTTTTTACGGGCCGCAAGCCGAGCAGAACGCCAAGGAATACGCGGAATGGAAGTCGGGCCAAGTGCGAATGAGAAAATGGCGGGCAAGAGGAAGGGGCGGGTAGGGTATGGCCAGCGCAATTGATGACGAAACGGCACAAGCGGTGATCGCCTTGTGGAAGGCGACCCCGGCCCTTGTTGCGCTCGCGAAGCTGCCGCCCCAGCTCGACAGGCTCACGACGGGGCAGACGATGCCCTACGTGCAAATCGAGGTAAAAAAAGAGAAGGACCCCGAGCGGTGTTCATCGCAGCACTTTTACGACTACCGGGAGGTCACGCTAACCGTGTACGGCACCCGGCCGCAAATTGTGCCGTGCATCCCAGCAATCGTAGCCGTGTTCAACCGCCAGCTGGCGACCGGCCCGAACCCGGCGAACCCGACCGCAACGCTGATTTTCCCCGGCTCTACCTACCTTTACCGATGGTGGGAGCTGGGACACGGCGACATCGTGGAGGACGAAAAACGCAAGGGTGGTGAAAATATTTACAAGGCTGTCGTGCGTGGTGAATGCGCGACGGTTAGAATAGGGTGAGATTAAACACGAAGGAACGCGAACGCCGACGAAAGGACACAACCCGGCAAATGGCCACCAAAATCCAATCAATCATCTTTGAGCAAGCTGGTGAGAAATACCACGCGGCGGACTGTCCCAACTGTGGGCGCCGCCACGCGATGGCCGTGAGTGACAACAAAAACAAATCGCCCGTGCATTCGTCGTGCGCGTGCGGCATGCTGCTGCACCTGGACCCCGCACACGAGCCCTTAACCGCCGAACAATTTCACGCTGACCTAATCGGTAGCCGAACCCCGGCCGCCTGATTCAATACCCCGTGGCGAAGGACCGCCATTAACCCCGACGCAGGGAGGCAAACACTATGGCCGGTCCAACAAACACGTTCTTCATGTCCGGGCAGGCTAATCCTTTCAGCTACATCGTGCCCGGCCAAAACCAAATCACGCTCAACATTACGGGCTGGACTTGGGATGAGGAAATCAACACGCTAATCGTGACTCACAGCGGCAGCGGCGGCGTGGCCGCGCGTATCCCCAACGTGCTTGACGGCAAGGGTACGGTGAACGCGGATTTCGATTTACTCAATCCCGTGTACGCCACGCCTCCGATCTTGGTAGCGGGGCAGAGTGGCATTGCGCAATATTACGTGAGCCCATCGCGCGCGTGGCAAGTGCCAAACATTATCAAAAAACTGCACTTTGAAAGCACGGTGATGGGCAAGGTAAGTTATTCGTTCGATTGCGAGATGAACAGCTTGCAGGGCGCGTACGTCCGGCCGGCCCCATAGTTGGCAACTCTGCGCGCAGAGTTGTGTCATAGTTCTCGCGTAGCCGAAGGATCGGCAGCCCGCGAAAGCGTACACCCCTCTTATGTCCGCCGCACTCATGCCCCACCTGGGAGCCGAGGCCAAGGTACAGGCGTTCGGCCAAACGTGGATACTGGCCCGTTGGACCGTTTCGATATGGAACGATTTCCTTGATTGGGCAAAGGGAAAAATGCCCGATCCGTTCGCCGGCCTTGATCGTGTAGCGGCCATGATCCCGGCAGACGCATCGCATGCGCACCCCGTAGGGGTGGCGTTCAACCAGGCGTTGCAGCGGGCACAAGAACGGGCAGCAGTGATGTTGTCGCTCCAATCCCCTGAAGTGAGCGAGCTGCTGCAAGACCCACGCGGCGCCGCCCGCATCGCGTGGTTGCTCTTGCGCAAGAATCACCCGGACATCACCGAGGATATGGCGTTCGCCATCGTGGACGAGATCGGCCCCGAGAAGATGCGCGAGGCATTCGAGATCGCACAAGGCAAGCTGCCGCCCCCCGTGGGAAACGAACAGGCCCCGGCGGCATAGCGTTACCGGCGGGGCGGACGAACTGGCGCACGGTCGAGTGGTTTCTGATGAGCGCGGAACATGGCCCACATTTTCGCCCGTGGGAAATAGGGCTGCTGACGCTTGCCGAGATCACGCTGTTGATGGAAGACGGAACGCCGAAGCCAGATACCGGCAAGGTGATGGGCGGGAGCGGAACCACGCGAGAACAGGCAATTGCGTACCGCAATTGGATTTTAGGCATGAGCCCGGCGGAACGACTCGCTCACGCACGGGTGGGAGAATTGTGAAATGGCAATCGGGAAATCATTAGCCACGCTGTTTGTGGACTTCGTGACGCGTGGTGTGGACAAGGTAACCGAGGCGTGCGCCGCGTCGAAAAAGCATTTGGACGACATGACCGGCTCCGCTAAGGCGTTCGGCAAAGAAGCCGATCGCGCGTTCTCGACTTTCGTCGAAACCGTGCGCACGGCCAGCGGCCACACGATGGACATTTACAAGCCGCTCATGGAGAAGATGAAGGAGGAACCGCCAGAAGGTGGTGGATTCGACAAAGCGCGGGATGCCGTAGACAAGTTGCGAGTGGGCACTGTGGCAGCCGGCGTGGTCATCGGCAACGTGTTCTCGAGCGCGCTGAACAAAATCGGCGACTTCGTGCGGGCCGGGATCGCGGGCACGGTGATGGGAGAGGCTCTGAACATACGGATGCAACTACTCTCGCGGAACATCGCCGGGTTATTCCAGCCGGAACTACGCAAGCTGATCGACTTGCTGGACCGCACCGTCGCATGGTTTCGGGCGCTCACCAACGAGCAGCGTACGAACATTGTGAAATGGATCGAGGCAGCCGTAGCCACATCGGCTGTAGCGCTCATTCTCCCTAAGGTCATCGGGCTGGTTGGCGGGCTGGTTATCGGCATGAAGACGCTGACGGCGGCCATGCTCGGCTTCGACGTGGCCAGCGGCGGGATATTGCCTGCGATTGGCGCTATCGTTACCGCCTTCGTGGCAATGGCGACCTGGGCGACGGTATCGAAAGGCGGCGTTAGCGAACTCGGCACCGTGTTCAAGGAAATGGCCAAGCCGATCATGGACATTGCCGCGAAGCAATTGCCGCGGCTTGAAGCGGCGGTTGCGCGACTGGCCCTCTCCTGGCAAGTGGTGAAGCCTGCCTGGGAGGGGTTTTTTAATTGGGCCGGCAACCGGCTCGATAACCTCGTGTGGACGTGGGCTCGGGCAAGTGCCGCCATTGTCGGGTTCGGCACGCTGGCGGTGACGGGGAGCCTGGCAGCGGCGCGCGAAGCATCCGGTGAGGAATTTAAAGACATCATGAACCCACGGAAACCGGGCGGCGCCGACAAGGGCGGGCGCACGGAGACGCAGCCTGCACGCGCCGGATTCGAGGGCCTGAACGACACCATGCGACGTATCCAGGTGGCCGCACTCAACCAGGACTTTGACCGGCAGACGGCAAATAATACGAAGGCAATTGCCGTGGACGTGAACGAGATCAAGAAGGGGATTGCGGCGGCGATGGCTAATTTTGGCCGACCCAAGCCCGGCTTGCAGCTCGTGCCGTAGCCTGTGCCGTGATGTGCTAACGCGAAGGATCGCGAGCTAGTCCCACGCCATGCCCCTACCCATAGAGCAGCAAGTTGGCATCGACGGCCAGACGTACAACGTTCTTGTAACGGAGAATTCTGTCCCGTCCGTTTTTCCGTCCGGCAATTCGGGGCCGATCCAAATACCGTATCTCGAGCTGCTGACCTACCGCGAGCGCGGCAGCCGCATGGGCGACGACACAGAATCAACCCGCACGTGCCTGTGTATGTGGGAGCAACGGTTGCCGTTTCTCTTGGCGATGCTGGGGACAAGTACCCGCGTGCCCCCGCAAGGTCAGAACGGCGCGCCGTTCATTACCCGGTTGCTCCCGGAAGAACACCCCGAGCTCGTCGGCCTCTTTGCTACGCAATACGAGTTGAGCGGCCAGCTGGGCGTGCCCACGCAGGACCGTGGGAATCTGATACGCGCCCTGCAATCCACGCCGGCTTTCTCCGGGCCGGCCGGGACGCCACCGCTCACGCAAACGAACCCGCTTTCAAACATGGTGAGCTTCAGCCTGGCTCAATATGAGATCACGTACCGGCCATTCGACTACGTTTTCGACACCGATCAAAACATGTCGAAAAACCCGACAGGCGAGTTAAGCCGGTTCGTAAGCCGGTACGTCGATCCAAGCGCCGAAGCGTTAGTTATCCCCGGCAACGCGGCTAAGTGGGTTTCTGATGGCACATTGATTCCAGAGCCGCCAGCAATCCCGCAACCGATCCTCGAATACCAATATGTCTGGCATGACGTGCCCGGCGGCCAGTTCGGCCAGTTTTTGCCGGCATTCGAGCCGCTGGTAGGCACATGCAACCAGCTCGCGTTTGATCCGCAAGGATTTAACTGCGCGCCCCAAACATTGCTTTGCCAAGCCCCGAAACTCAAATGGCATTTCACGGCAAGCGGGGATATCGTTTGGGACATCACTTATATATTCACGTTCAAGAGCTGGACGCACAACGCAATCTATCGCCGTGCGATTGGTGGCAACGGCCCACCCGGGTATGACCCCGTTTCGCTCACGAACGGACAGCCGGTGATCCCAACGATGGATTTCGCTGAGTTGTTCCTGATTTCCTAATCGCAAACCGATATGCCACGCGACCGCTATAACCCTGTTTCGCTCGGCTTCTTGCAACAGTTGTCGATTGCCGATCTCGATCACATGCAAGAGACGGCGGCGGCCACGTCGCGGCCGGCGGCGGGTAGCAATGGCGTTGCGTGCAAGATCAATAGTGGGGGATTGACGGTTGCGCTCACTGCGCCGCGCAAATTCATGGCCAAGATTACGGCTTATGATTTCAGCCAAACGCCGGCGATGTACGCTTTCAGCGAGGTCGCTTCGCAGAACGACGGGACATACAAGACGTTTGTTGACGGCGTTACCACAACGATCCTGCAAGCAGGACAAAAACAACCGTGGGGAGCCTACGAAGACAACGGCGGGTTCGCCCAGGTGGGCACCATCGTCCGCATGCGCAACGAAGCGGGTGAAGTGTTCCGGTTTTCTTACTCGCCGCCGGACCTTTTCGTTTCCCCTAATAATCTAACGCCCGTAATTCCAGGTGTTCCCAACCTGTACGATGCCACGCTGTACAACCTGGCGGTAACCGGTGGCTTTCCCGGATTCAAGAGCTTAGGAACGTGCTGGGCTACGTTTTACATGCAAGTGGCGGGCAACGCCGTTCCAACCGTTGGAGATTTTTACCGGGCGAGTTTTTGCACGGGCGCGGAGTACAACGGTTCTTGGCGACCGCAATTCTTCGCGGATGGGCCGGTGATAATCGGCGGCGGCCAGTGCGTGAGCGGCGGTATCCAACTGAATTCGTGGTGATGTATGCCGGGCTCGATTATCATTCCGGATTGTGGCTGCTGCGGCGCACCGATCCCATGCGGTCTGTGTCTCGCCACTCCGGTGGACATCCCGGTAACGATATCTGGAATGGGTTGCGGGCTCGACGGCATAACCAACCTTGCAGCCAACACACCTAGCCAAGGCGGCCCCGCGTGCAGGTGGTCAGCTCAATTGGCCGGTTACGGTCTCATATTGCAGATGGGAAGCGAACTAGGGCAAGTGTTCGTGGAGTTGTTTATCCAACAGGGAGCTAAGCAAATTATTTACTTCCTGAATGCCCCGGGGAATCCGATTGACTGCACGGCCACGTACACGCTCGTCTTCGGCAATAGCACGAATTGGACGTGTGGATCACCCGTAACGGTGCAACTGAATTGAACATCCAGGTGTGCCGATATCGGCTAGAGATCGCCGCGACCGATTGTTTGTGCACTTCCACGCATTTTGTTCGTGGACGCGTGCCGCTCTCGTTTTGCGCAATTTGTAAAAAGGCTGACTTACCAAGAGACCGCGAAGCAACGGCCGCCCCCGCTCCCACACCGTGTGCCCACCTGGGGCAGCCCACGGGCGTGACACGCGAGTGCCCGACGTGCGCCGGCAATGTCCGTGTCAAGCTAATGACGTGCGCCGTTCATGGGGCGTGCACACCGATCAAGGCGGTTGCCGGCGTTGCGTGTTGCCAGGGGTGCAGGGATTTCACTTGCGAATCCTAGACTTTCGCCGCAAAATGCCATCGGTTCACGCACCACGTTCGATCGGCTCGACGCACCACACGCAACAGAGCCTATTCGCAGGTAAGCCGGCCACGCCGTCCACGATAACCGCTTTTGCCATACCCTCACGCAAAAATCCTTCCCCCAGCCCGCGGCAGCACCTTGCGTGCGCGGCCCCCGTCAGCGACAACGAACGCATGGACTTCAACGCGCTTGTGCAGTCCGCCGGATTTCCGACCGCGTGCGTGGCCGTCATCGGCTTGGCATTGTGGAAAACGCTGCGGTGGTTGGCTCCGAGATTCGAAAAAGTTATGGACCGACACATTGCGTTTGTGGATCGCACGGAGACGCTACTAACGAACACGTCAAAGAAAGTTGACGACATTCACGAGGTAGTTACCGCGTCCGGCTGGCAGACGCACAAGGCAACTGGCGGCTAGCGCCCGCGCTCGAAGAAGGAGCTTCACCGTGGCATTCATGGTTTACCGGCGTGACCCGCCGCACTTCCGTTTTCAACCCTTCAATCTTCTCGTCCAGGCTTACACGTGGATTACTCGATCACGGCGGCCACACTGCCCCGAGTGTGGCGTACGCATGTCGCGAATCTGGACCGACGTAGGGCTGTGTTGGGGTTGTGATTGCCGGGGACGAACGCGAATCGGACCGCGACCTGCAGAGGCAACCCTATGGGATTTCACAGCCGACGCCCTACTACCAGCCCCAGTGCGCCCCCGGTAGCGGGCACTGAGGCAGGTAACGACAACGGCGAGCCCGTGCGGCTCGAAAGGAAAGTCATGGCGGACACCAACGAACCTGAACAGCTCCCACCGGGGATGGAATACCTCCAACTGCCCGACGTGAAGCCGGGCACGCAAACGAGCGAATTTTGGGTAGCGATCGCCACCAAACTTATCATGCTCGCAGTCTCTGCCGGCGTTCTGACGGAGAGTTGGGGCCAAGAATTCAGCAAAGCGATAACCCCCGCTATAACCGGGGTCTTTGCACTTCTGGCCCTGGCTCACGTCGCACGCGGGTACATCCAGAGCCGGGCGACTGTGAAGGCGGCACACGCGGCGAGCATTAGCGGGCTTATCAACCAGGCGGGCGGCGGCACGACGGCGGCGACCATGGCCATGGCGTGCCTCGTGGGACTGCTCGCGTTTGGTTCGCCGGCCCACGCCCAGCCGTACACGTGGACGCCTGCCCTCGCGCAGTACGCCACACATAGTCAGGACCTGGTCAGGCTCAGATTAACGGCGGGACAATTACACCGGTGAAGGAACCATGCTGATCGAATCCGCACTGATCCTGGCCCTACAAATAGCCGGCGGCATCCGCGCGGAGATGGATCGCTTCCCGCCGCAAGAATTCTGTCGCCAAATGAAAAATGCGTGTAAGGACCGATCACGACATCTCCCATTTGGTTCCGACGAATGCTGCGAGCTAAGGCATTACGAGCAGTTTTGGGAAAATATCGAATACGCTCATTGGTGCGTGCGGAATCGTTCAAAGGCGCAATACGCCCAGGAATACTTGGAGAAAGCTCGCTTAGCCGTGGGCGACGACGCCTACTACTACTCGCCCCCAACCCATACCTGGGGCAGGGAATGACGGCTGACGATTGGCGGGAAGCCTACGAAGAGCGGGCGGCCATCATGGAATTCGATGGCAAGATGACTCGGGCGGAAGCGGAGAAGGCCGCAATGGCTGACATTCAACGCCAAATGCGGGAGAGTCGATGGACTGGCTCATTGATTACGCCCCGGTCTACTTCTGGCCAGTGATTTACTTTGGCGCTGGGTGGATGACAGCCAAGATTTTGCGGGAACTGCAATGGAGCTATGAACCGCTGCCGGAAGGGAAAGGATACAACGCGATGATCTGGGTCTCGATAATTCTTGGGCTTCTTTCGCTCGTGCTCCAGTGGCTTCTCAATAAGCCGGCTCTGAACCCGGCGCAAAAGAAAGCGCTAGGAGTTCTCCGCAATCGGATGAGCAAGGTGGAAGCGGCTTGCGAACAGTGCGGAGCGCCGATGCTGCCCGACGATGAGGCGGATGCAGCCGCTGCGGAGATGCACGCGTGATAAATGACCCCACCGAACCCGGCTATTACTGGGCCAATGAGACTGACGAAATGGGCGAGCCGCAGCAGATCGTTGCCGTCATCCGAAACCGGCTGACCGATGGGTTGTACGTCCAGAAGATCGGTTTCGAGACGACATTTTCGGTAATGGATTTCACGAACTGGAGAAAGGCCCTGTGAGATGCTGAAATCTCCATACGCCGCCATCGTTATCCTGCTGGCCGCCATCGGCCCGCTCGGGGCCTGGTTCGCCCGCGGCTACCTCGACGGCAACATGCAGCCCGTTCCCGCTCCGACGCCGCTACCGGAGATTTCCCTGCCCGGCCAAGTGACGGCGGCAGTCGGACGGCAAAAGCAGATTGATATCACCGGCTCCGTGCCCTGGGTTGAGTGGCGACTGCTCGACAAGCCCAGCGCGGCCGAAATGCCGATTGACGTTACCCCGATCAACGACGGCAAGAGCGTGATTTTCACGGCTCCGACACCGGGCATCTACTGGCTCCAGGCCAGCGGAGTTTGCAAGAGCGGCAAGGCACTCTGTCACGCGAATTGCGAGGTCGTTGTTGGCACTGGACCACCTCCGCCTGGGCCGCCCGATCCACCACCGACGCCGACTGATCCTTTCTTCACGGCGTTGTCGGCGGCCTGGGCGGCGGACACAGACCCGGCGAAAGAGGCGAATCGGCTGTTGTTAGAGGGGATGTACGCCACATTCGAGGTGATCCCTGCCGGCGTGAATACTTACGGGGACCTGTTCGCCAAGATGCTTGCGGATGAGAAGGCCGCGCTGCCGGCGGGCGCTCTCCCAGCAGAAAGAAAAGCCATTGGCGCTTACTTAAACGCCAACTTGCCCACAGCGCCGGGAACGACGGTTGATAAGGCACTGACGGCGAAAGTGTTCGGGCAGGTGGCGAACTATCTGGGGGAGTTGAAGTGAAGGTTAAGCAGGTTGCGGATGGCTTCAATGTGAAGTGCCACGAGCACGGCGAGCACTTTATCCCTACGCCCCGATGGAGCTACAACGGCAATGCTGATGCTCCGACCTTCTCGCCATCCGTGAGAGTGTCGTGGACATGGGTACCTATTGAGGACACCGAACCCGGACACCAAACAGGGTCTCACTGCTGTCACTTCAACGTGACTGACGGCAAGATAATTTACCACGGCGATTGCACGCATAAGTACGCCGGCCAGACCTTGGATTTGTTGGATTACGAAGCATGAAGCCGTTCCTGATCGCAGCCGGTGTGATGCTGGTCCTATTTCTCGGGGCGATTCTGTACTTCGTGCTGATCTTTGCGATCAACGGGGGTGATGGGTAAATGGCGACTTCTCTTCCGGTCTTTCAGCCCCGCGCTCGCGGCCGTATCGAGCCGGCAAACATTGATCATCTGCGGGAATTGTCGCAAGCCCAGCATGGGAACATCTTGCGCAGTCTACGGGACGATGTTCCCGTGCCAGCGGCTTACGACTGTCGAACACAGACGCCGGCTTTCGTTCCCGAACTCGAGTCGACGGACGACGATCAAGCTCAGTGCGGTTCCTGCTGGTGTTTCAGCGGAACCGAAGTTGTCGAAGCTGCCCTGATAAAAGCTGGCATCCTTCAGATCGGCCAGCGGTTGAGCAAGGAATACACACTCGATTGCGGCAAAAACGGCGGTTGCAATGGCGACGACAACACAACGGTCCTTGATTGGGCTAAGGCGACCGGGTTACCCCTGTCTGCGGACTATGGTCCTTACACGGCAGGCGGCGGCAGAACTGGACGCTGCAAGTTCACCGCCGGGATGAAGCTTTACAAGATCGACTCGTGGGGCTTCGCTGATTCCAACGGCGGGCAGGGCGTGACCTCGACCGATGACATTAAGCGTGCCATCTTGGCTTACGGCATGGTGGGCAGCGCTGTCGCTGCCGGCCCCGATTGGGATGGGCTCGGACCGACCGACGTTATCAGTGGCCGTTCGCGCAGCATCGACCACGACGTCGCCCTAGTCGGCTGGGACGACTCCAAGGGCGCGTGGATCATGAAGAATTCTTGGGGGCCGACCTGGATGAACGGCGGCTATGCGTGGATCAAGTACGGGGCCGATTCGATTGGCACCGAAACCGTTTTCGCCGTCGTCAAAGGCCCGACGCCGCCCCCGTTTCCACAAGTTCTTGACTGGGCGCAACTGTGAAATGTGATTGCCCGTACCACAAAGGAGTTCCTGTGACATCGCTACCCGTAAACGTCGAAAAAGCCGTGCAGTCAACGAGCGTTCTGACTATCTGGGATTGGATCGTTTCCACACTCGGCAGCAGCAGCAATCCGATTGCTCAATGGCTTCTGTCCGGTCTGGAGGCGTTACTGGCCCAGCTCGCCCCGAATGCTCTGGCCGATGCCAAACTCGCCGCCCCGTCTGGCTTGCTGGCCTGGATTCAGACGCTCATCGCCGAGGCCCCGCAGATTGCGGCCATCGTGCAGACGGTGATTGCCGAGATCGAGAAGTTTTTGCCGAAATCGTAACGGAGGCACTCCCTGCATCCCCCTTGGGGGCGCGGCCTATGTGGGCCGCGCCCTCCCCTAACCACGAAGGAGTTCAAATGCGAACCCTCTTGATAGCCCTGCTAGTCGTCAGTCAAGCCGACGCCTGTCCCCCGAAACACGGCCATGCACGGGCCGTGTATGCCTGGGCACGTGCCCGGCCTGTTACTGTCGGTCGGGTCGCCCCGGCTCCCGTAGCCAAGCCTTTCGTCAGCGTGGCCCCGGCAGTTGGCCAGGCCGCCAAGACATGCCCCTGCTCCCCGGCCTGTACCTGCGGGTGTAACGACGGCAAGGCGTGCTCGTGCGGCGGCCCGATGGCCTCGACCGTGGATACCAGTTTGCCAACCGTCGTGAGCCGGCAGCAGGTGTGCAGCGGCGGACGCTGCCGGATTGAAACGACCTGGTCGGACGGGACGGTTACGTATGGTCGATAGCGGCCCCGACATTTGGAATGGTTCTCATCACGGCGAAGGCGTCGGCACTCTGCCCAGCAGCACCGGCGGCAAGGTCGTGATTTGGTCTTGGGCGCCTGGCGACGTGATGAGC